TAGTTTTGATGAGGTAAAACCGAAGCAAGAAGAGAATGATAATGTCTATGGTTTAGAGAATATGCACACGGTTAGAAGTAGTGTTGAAAAGATATACCGAGACAATACAAAGTTCTTGAGTGACTATGTTCTGAATAAATACAAACACATGGAGTTCTGGAAAAAGAGAACTCAGAGTTATTCTATTTTTGGTCTCTGATGGCAGTATTTTCTCTTCAAGAAGTTAAGAAACTTCAGATTCAGAATGTAAATGACAATGACTTTGTCAGTTGGCCAGAAATTTTGAATTATGGTTACTTTGGTGGTGGGGGTAATGGACAGAACTCAAATGTAGTTCGTATTGAATTCTCCAATGAGACTACATCAGCGCCAAATTATAGCGTATTATCTATAGGAAGATATCGTTTAACAGGAACTTCAAGTAATTCTTATATAAAAAATTCAAATTATTATGGTTACTTTGGTGGAGGATATCAATATCCTCCAGTTCATCATTCAATTGTAGAACGCATTGATTTTACTAATGAAACTGGATCAACACCAGGTAATAATTTAACACAAGCAAGACAAGCTTTAACAGCAACCTCAAGTGATTCTTATGCTTATTTTGGTGGTGGAAGATCAAGTGGTGCTACTCGTTCAACAGTAGATCGTATTGATTTTTCTACTGAAACTACATCAGCACCAGGTAATCATTTACCTCAACAAAGAGACCAGTTAGCGGCAATATCAAGTTCTTCTTACGGTTATTTTGGTTGTGGAGAGTTCTCACCTCTAACTCGTGTTGCAACAGTAGATCGCATTGATTTTTCTACTGAAACCACATCAGCACCGGGAAATAATCTAACTGAAGCAAGAAGAGGTGTATCAGCAGTTTCAAGTGATTCTTACGGTTACTTTGGTGGTGGTAACTATACTTCTGGCATTGACACAGTAGATCGTATTGATTTCTCCAACGAAACCACATCAGCACCAGGTAATAATCTACCTCTGGCAAGAGGTATAGGTGCAGCAGTATCAAATAATTATTATGGTTATTGGGCAGGTGGATCTCCAGGCAACAGATCAACAGTAGACCGTATTGATTTCTCTAATGAATCTTTTTCAGTGCCGGGTAATCATTTACCTGAATATAATTTTTCTATGGCAGGAGTTGCTGGTGGAACATCAGTCAATCAAACAAATGGACATAAGACTTATGGTTATTCCCTTGGTGGTT